TGTTCATACGTGTGTTTTTTCGTTCTGTGTTTTTTTTTTTTTTTTTGTTTCTTGGGTTTGGGTTCCGACATAGGTCGTCCTTTTGGAATGGATGGTGTCTGTGGTTTGGGTCTACCTGTCAACTTCCTCGTAAACGAGTTTCGGTCCAGGGCTTCACGCATCATTTTCCCTAATTTTAATTTTCGGTTTGCGATAATGGATAAGATCAGCGAGTTTATCACACTCACTGAAATGAACATCTAATGTTTCCGACAACATACGATTTGTTACTCGCCTATACGTGGGGGATTCCCAGCGAGTGTCAATGTAACCCCAACACAGTCCTGTACTCAAGCACACTAGTGTGTCATTATAGTGGCAGGGTGGGCAGTTTAAGTTGGGATTGACGTCCTCTAACGTAGTAGAGAGTTATTTTTAATTATCCGATGACACCCCTATGGTTTAGTGGGAGTCAATATATTAGCTAATAAAACTTGTGGTGGATTTTTAACTGTTCAACCAGTGCGGCCCAAGGCACACCACAAGCGACATAGTCTCATCAACAAACTCTTCATCTAAATAACCAACATTTACAAACGACAATAATAAGAGGAAAGTTGAACGACGCAACTTCCACGCCAGCTAAGTTTAGACGGTCTTTCTAGGACCGTTATGGGGAGCAAGGTCACAAATATAATCCACGCCCCCCTATTTTCTCTGCATCGAATATGACGTTCATAAACGGCGAGTTCATTATTGCAGGTCCCCCTTTCCATGCTTTTAATTCCTCTTCAAACAATTCTTCATGATATTTAGTCAACCCATACAACTGGTAAAACATACTCCAAGTAGCATCAGTTGGCTCAAAAAATCCCTCATCATCATCCTGAAACTCCCACTCCTTTTTGGCTCTACGTTCATAAGCTGTAATGGGATGCACCTCCAACACTCTTTTCAAAAACACTCTCAAAAACGGGACGTGATTATTATTATAAAGCAGCCCATAAGCTTTCTCCCCCGGATGAATCTTTTCATTATTATACACACTAAACCCAAACCTAGACATAACACGCCCTATTTTGCTGGCCATGGCAGGGCCCTTGTCACTCGGCCAGACCATCTTACTACAAAATTCCACGTTTACGGTACTTTGTTCGTAGCGCGGTTTGATTTTCCAGCCAATTTCTTCAAGGGTAGACTTGAAATCGACATTTCGGAGGGAGGCGGGGCCGCAAACCACAATGTCGTCGCCCAAAGCGATAATCCGACAATACCGATTAATATTGGCCAAAGTGCATACACCAGAGCGTACGATTGCCCATGCGTGGGCCACAGTATTGATGATGCTGTTATCAACGCTTGTATTATCATCACCACTTTTTCTTTGGCCGAGTACGCAATATTTGTGGCG